CGCATCGTCCACGACGAAGCCGCGTGGCACCAGATTGGAAGCGCAGAAACGGTCGTGCATGGCCTCGATCCCCTCGGTGAACCGAAACCAGATGCCGCCCAATTCCACCAAAAGTGAGTCAGAGCCCATGCGCGACCCCCGAGCAGAACACCAGCCACGATCCGCGGCCCTCGCCGTGCTGCACGATCTCGGCGACGGCGGCGCGCGTGACCTCGTCGCGGTCCACTGCCGCCTCGAGGTCCCTGGCGATGAACTCGCCGCCGCGCGTGCCGACCCCGGCGACGTCGAGCTGCGTCTCCGTCTGCTTCGGCACCACCGGGCAGAGATAGCCCTGCTGGATCATGTCCAGGACGGGCACCTCGTAGGCGATATCGGTGAACAGGCGATCCTTGCCCTCGTGCAGCAGGCCGCTGTCGAGCCGGTACGGCGTGGCGGTGAAGCCGACGACCTTCAGCAGCCCGGCATTGATCTCGTTCAGCTGCGCGAGGAACGAGCGGTACATGCCGCTGTCGCTGCGTCCGAGCAGGTGCGCCTCGTCGATCAGCACCAGGTCGCAGCGCTGCACCTTGTAGGCGTGGCGATGGATGGACTGGATGCCGGCGAACAGGATCTGCGCATGGATGTCGCGGCGCGAGAGGCCGGCGGAGTAGATGCCGGCCGGCGCCTCAGGCCAGGCGCGCAGCAGCGCCTGGAAGTTCTGGGAGATCAGCTCCCGCTGATGCGTGACCGCCAGGACGCGGGTGTCGGCATAGGCCGCGATCGCCTCGCGGATGAAGCCGGCGATCACGACGCTCTTGCCGCCACCGGCGGGAATGACCACCAATGGGTTGCCGGTGTTCCCGCCGAAGTAGTCATAGAGCGCGTCGATGGCGGCGCGCTGATAGGGGCGAAGCGAGAGCGTCATGCAGCGGCTCCCTGCACCTGAGCCCAGCTCGCGAAGCTGTTCAGCAGCCGGATGACGTCGTCGAGCGTCGCGGGCTGCCAATCGGTGAGCTGGCCGTTGTAGATCCAGCACAGCGCCTCGCACTGCATGGTCTCGGCGTCGCCGCAGATGATCATCACCGAGATGCGCGGCGACAGGCGCGTCAGGCGCTCGAAGTAGATGCGCTGGCCGAGCGGGATCTCGCCCTGGTGGCTCCTGGGACCCCATCGCGGCAAGCCGCGATGGGAGCCCGTCATCTCCAGGAAGACGAAGTGGCCGTTGACCTCGACGGTGGCGTCGACGTCGCTCATCGCGATGCGCCCAGGGAAGCAGGCGGCGAAGCGCTCGATCTTCGGGCGGCGCAGCACGTTGAAGCAGCCGCGCGTGGTGCAGTCCCAGCGCAGCGGGTTGGTGCCGTCGCTCATCGGCTCAACTCGGGTCCCCATCGCGCTCGCGCGATGGGAGCCCGACCTCCACCCGCGCCTTGGCGGCGGCGAAGAAGCCGGCGTCCTGCTCGATGCCGATGAAGCGCCGGCCGGTATCGCGCGCCACCTTCCCGGTCGTGCCGGTGCCCATGAAGCCGTCGAGCACCAGGTCGCCGGGCAGGGTGATCAGATCCATCAGGTGGCGGATCACCGCCTCGGGCTTCTGGGTGGGATGGAGCGTCTCGCCCTTCGGGGTCTTCAGCCGCTCATGCCCGCCGCAGATCGGCGAGGCGAACCAGTTGAAGCCCTCCGGCTCGCCCGGATAGTTGAAGGTGCGCCGCGCGCCGGGCTTCACGAACTGGATGGCGTGGTCCATGACCGGCATGAAGTCGGCCTTGGTGACCGAGGTGCCGGGGTTGGTGCGGCACCAGAAGAAGCTGCCCTTGATCTCGAAGCCGGCGGCGTCGAACAGCGCCTGGGCGATGTTCAGATAGGGCTCGCCGACGAACATGAACCCGGAGGCGCCGGGCTTCATGACGCGGAAGAAGGCGTCGGCTCAGCGGCGGATATCGGCGAGGAACTCGCCCTCGGGCTGGTTGTCCCAGGCGCCGAAGTTCTTGTTCCAATCCGCCTGGCTGGCGAGGCGGTAGATGCGCTCGCTGCTGATCCGGTAGGGCGGGTCGGTGATGACGGCATCCACCGAGGCGTCGCCGAGCCTGGCGATCTCCGCGTGGAAGTCACCGTGGATCAGGATCAGACTGTGCTTCTTCGCGAACCGGGCGCGCGCGGCTTCCACCAGGCGGGTAAGCTTGGTCAGGTCGCCGCCCTGCTCGGTGTGGGCCTTCCACTCCGCATCGTAGGCGCCGCGCGCCACCTCGGCGAGGGCTTCGCCTACGATCTCGGCATCGATACCGCCGAGCTGGTCGCGCAGCCAGTCGGCGATGGCGTTGCGGGTGCGGTGGGCCTCGGCCTGCGCCTTGAACTTGTTCTTGTTGATCCGCCCGGCGGCGAGGTCCTGCACGAGCTCGAGCTGCTGCTCCGCCGTCAGCGGCACGATCGCGCGAAGGAGGTTCTCGGTGAATGTCGCGGCCGCGACAACGCTTGTCGCGTCGTCCTCGCCACGCGACAGAGCGCCGGCCTGAAAAGTCGCGACAACGCTCCAGGCCTCCGGCGCGATCTTGCGCAGCGCGGCATAGTCGGCGACGGCGCTGCGGCTCCATCCGAGCTCCTCGGCGATCGCCTGCTGCGTCGCGCCGGCCGCCTGCTTGCGCCAGACCATCTCGGCGAAATCGACGAAGCTCATCGGCAGCGCGTCTTCGCTGGCGCGGTTCAGCTCGATCGCCTCGCGGTCCAGGCTGGCCGGCTCCGAGATGTGCATCAGGCACTCGGTGATGCGCTCGGCCTTGAAGGCCTCGTAGCGGTGCCGGCCGCCGAACAGCACGCCGGCCGGCGTCACGGAGAGCAGATAGGGCTTCACACCGATGGCGCGCAGCTTCTGCCGCAGCCGCTCGACATAGGCCGGGTTCAACGGCCGCACCTCGTGGATGGCAGTGATGAAGGACAGCGGCTTCAGCTGCACGCTGGGGGGCGCATCAAACGGCATCGGATATCTCCTGCGTGGCGGGGGCGGCGCCGTCGCGCCAAATGCTGCCGTCCGGCAGCCGGTAGCTGACCCAGTCCTCACCGGCGTCGATCTGCTCGCCGGCGATCAGGTCGGGGATGAACAGATGCGCACCACATCCGGCGCGCTGCTCCTGCCGCGTCAGAACATGCTGGTGCCGGGCGCACTGCCAGGCGCCATGCGCGACGGGTGTCGCGTGCAGGCAGGAGCGGCAATGCCGCTCCGGCGCCCCGCCCGCGTGGCAGACCGCGTGATGGTCGCAGAGCCTGCACTCCCACCAGGCCGGGTCCTCGCTGATGCGCGCGGGCGGACGTGCGGCGGCGATGATCCGCGCCGCCTTCGCCAGGATCCGCAGGCCGGCCTCGGTGTCGTAGTGGATGCGCTCCTGGTAGAGCTCGTCGGTGTCCTTGCAGACCGCGAGGTAGATGGCACGATCGAGGCCGGCAAGCTGCATGTAGGCCTGCATCTGCGCCCAGTGCAGCGGCTTGGCTGCCGCCACACCCTCCGCCTTCAGCGCCGCGAACGATTTCGCGCTGTGCGTCTTGAACTCGCAGACGTGCCAGGTCTTCGGCGCCTCGAGCAGCCCGAGCGCCACCGCGTCCATGCTGCCACCAAAATGGCCGCTGGCGTCGCGCAGCGTCCACTGCCGGCCCGTCGCCGGATCGACGTCGAGCACCGTGACGCCGATGCGGCGGAGATCGGCAACGAACCGCGCCTCGGCGAGGTGGCCGGTCTCGAACAGCCGCAGCAGCCTGCCCGCGTGGCGCGCCCGCGTCGCCCAGCGGAAGCTGTACCAGATCGCCCGCTCGCACGTCGCACCGATCAGCGAGGCGCCGAGATGGTCGCGATAGCCATCGTCCGCCGCCGTCTCGTAGGCGGCGTAGATGGCATCCACGGTCGGGCTGGACGGCTTAGGCAGCGGAGCCATGCTCACCCCGCCCGCCGCCAGGGCGGGGTCGCGGAGGCCGCAGAAGCGGGACGTGCCGGAGGCGGGGTCGCCGAGGCGGGAGCCGCGGGACGCGCCGGAGGCGGTGCGGCGGGCCGCGGCGCCGGAGCCGGGCTCGGTGCCGGCCGCGTCGGCGCGGCGCCGCCGAGCGCGGCATAGCCCTTGACCCGGTTCTGCTTGCGCTGCTCGTGCGGCGGCAGGTGCTTGTCGCGGCTGTCGGGCTCGACGGCGAGCGTCACCAGCAACGGGCGGAAGTGCAGCTGCTCACTGTCGCTCACCTGCATCTGCCCGACCGCATGGCAGATCGCCGAGAGCGTGCGCTGGGCGATCTCGACCGTCTGCTGGTTCGGGTTCACCAGATTGAGCTGGTCCCAGATCTTGCGGCCCTGGTGCGGCCCCTCGATCACGTCGAGCTCGAGCCAGAGGTACTGACCGGTGCCGGTGCGCGTCGCGCGCATCTCGCTGTTGACGATCTGCGCGGGATAGCGGCCGGGCGGCAGCAGCTCGAAGGGGGCGGCGGGAGCGACGCCGGTGGCGTCGAAGGTGTCGTGCAGCTGGGCCATGGATCAGCTCCGCGTGGTGACGTTGGCGTAGAACGGGACGGCGGCGGCGAAGTCGGGCCAGGAGAGCGGCAGCGTCTCCGGCAGGCCGAAGCGGTTCTTCGCCAGGAAGGCCGGGCGCTCGACGGTGTGCAGCAGCCGGTCGCCGCCGCTGACGCCGCGCACCACCTTCTTGTTGAAGCCGACGTCCGACTTCAGCGTGGTGATGCGATAGTTCGCGAACAGCACGGCATCGACGTGCTCCTGCACCAGCGCCGAGGCCCGCGCGTGCAGCTTCGGCTGGTAGCGGTCGTAGGGTTCGGTCTCCGGGCTGTCGAAGCGCCGGATCTCGGCATGGGCGATCATGATCACGCCCATGCCGCGCTCCTCGCGCAGCGCATTGATGCCGTCGAGGAAGCTGCGTCAGGTATCGAGTGCCGCCAGATAGCCCTTGCCATAGCCGAACGCTTCGATGTTCGGCTGGCCGTGAAGCTGCGCGGTGTGCTGCCACACCAGCGGCTCGAGCCAGTCCAGGCTGTCGATGACGACGGTCTGGAAGTCGTTCGGCTCGCTGTAGAGGCAGGCCAAGGCCTCCATCACCGCCTCGAAGCTGCGCAGCAGTCCGAAGGTCGGCGCCTGGATCAGGCCGAGCCCGTCCTCGGTCTGCAGCACGATCGGGTTCGGCGACGAGGTGCCCCACAGCGTCTTGCCGACGCCGGCGACGTCATAGAGCAGCAGGCTGGGCGGGCGCGTCGTGCCGCCGCGCCGCAGCGATGCAAGCGAGATCGCCATCAGTGGGTCTCCTTCCTGGCACGGGGCCTGACATTGATGACGTCGACCTTGATCTCGCCGCCGGCGCGCGCGACCGCCTCGGCGAAGGCATCGAGCGTCGGCTCGAAGGCAGCGACGTCCTTCGCGCGCGCCATGGCGTCACCTCCCAGCGGGATCGCAACGAGGATGCGGAGCTCGTGGGCCATCAGGCAGGATCCTTGCGTGCGAGGCTGTAGGAGGGACGGCCGGCCGCGACGGTGCGCGCGGGCTCGAACAGGGCGCGGATGCGCGGCGGCCAGGCAGTGAAGCGGGCCTCGGGCACACGCAGCTCGGTGGCGACGTAGTCGGCCGGGTCCTCGCCCCATTCGCGCAGCGTGGCGACGGCTTCGGCCAGCTTCGCCTGGTGCCAGTCAACGCGCTTCGCGAGATCCGCGAGGATCTCGAAGCCGTCCTGCTCGATGCGGACACGGCCGGTGTCCTTGCCCTCGGCGCGTCGCATCGCAGCGGCCGCCTCGCCGAAGCGCAGATGCAGCGCGTCGTGCAGCAGATCACCGAGACGCTTCACGTCCGCCTTGAGGTCGCCGACGTCGTCCGCGAGCAGTGCGAGCTGTTCGAGTGGGAGCGTCGCTGCCTGTGCTGCCGTCATCGTGCGCAACTGCGCGAGTGTGATCCGATTGGGGATGCTCATCGTGTCACCTCCATGAGTCCGATCACCCACTGCAGGGCCAGGCAGCTCGCGACGTACAGCACGCCGCCGAGCAGCAGACGGAACGGTTCACGAAACCGGCTGTGCCTCACGCGGCACTCCGGGCGATGGCATCCTCTGGCGGGATCGGTCCCTTCTCGACGGCGCTGCGGCGCTCGCGACGCTGCGCATCCGCATCGGCATCGAGGCGGGCGCTGCGGCCGGCGATCTCGAGCCAGATGTGCAACGGCAAGACGACGACCGGCGCGGCCCGATCACGCCACAGGAACAGCGCGTCGTTGCCGCCGAGCCAGCGTTCGAGTGTCCTGAAGCCGCCGCCTTCGCCGCGCGCCTTCACCTCCGCCTTCAGCGGCTGTGGCCCGCGCACATGCAGGTCGAGGTCGGCGCCGTTGCCCTGATAGTGCGAGGCTCCGGACAGCGGCACGCGCTCGGCGCGGATGCCGCACACGGTGTGGAGCTGCACCAGCGCCCGCTCGCGCCGCAACCCCTTGTCGCGGGAGGGCTTGCCCATCGCCGGCCTCACCGCGGGCGCGTCATCAGCGCAGCGAGCCAAATCAGCAGCTCGCCGCGGCGGCGGCTCTCCTCGGCCGCGCGGATCAGCGCCTCACCGCGCTGCACAAGATCCGCGGCATCATCGGCGAACACGATCTCGCCCTGCGCGGGCAGCAGGTCCGACAGAGCGGAGACGAGGCCCCGCAGCGCGAGTTGGCGCAGCAAGGGTGGGAGCTGGGCCGGATCACCGAGCAGGTCGAGGGCACGCAGGGTCTCATCCAGCGTCACGACTGGACTCCTTTCGGATCGAGGGCGAAGAGGTGCGGTGAAGGGCGGCGGCTAGGCGGTGCGCCGTCGCGCAGCACGCCGCGAGCGCGGGCGGATCATGGCGAGATACGCGACGCTCTCAGGGGTGACCCGGCGCTGCACGAGATGCACCAGGCCCTCCTCGTGCATCCGCCACGCCCGGCGCGCGAGGCGATCGAGCTCGGCGCGCTGTGTCGCCGGCAACTTCGAGACGACCGCGTCGCGGTCGGCCGGAAGGTGGCCGATGTGATAGATGACCGCATCGCCGGGCGATGCGCCGGCGAAGCGGTCGCACAGCTCGTTCTCGGTCAGCACGAGGGCGGCCAGATCGGCCGTGCTCAGCCGGATCGCGTTGGACGCGGTGTCGAACGACGTGAGGCGCATCGTCTGGTCTCCCTGCGACGCGGTGGGGCTCACTGAGTCATTTACGGATCAGCGCGGCGACGTTCTCACGCCCTCGGCGGCTGCCGTTGCGATCGGGGAACGCCGGCCCTGCGCTGGGGCCGTGCACCGAGCGCGCGCAGCCAGAAGCGGAGATCCGTGAGCTCGCGATAGAAGCTGGCCGATGACGCCGCATGCGCCTCGCGCGCATCCACCACGTCGGCGTGCGCGAGGATCTCGCGCAGCAGCCCGCGCGGACCAGCCGGCAGGTCAGCCGCCGCGCTCAGGAAGGCGAGGCGCGCGTCCACATCCGTCTGGTCCGCGCACAGCGCGCGTCGCGCGTCCCGTCCTTCCTCGGCGTCGAGACTGACATGCGGTGGGAGGTGCGGCTGTCGCGCGCGGTCGATCACCGCGCGGCGCGCCAGCACCGCGACGAAGGTCGCCCAGGAGCCCCGTGCGGCATCGAATCGCGGGCTCGCCTCGACGATGGCGAGCAGGATGTCCTGGATCAGATCCTCCCGATCCGCCCGCGAGAGGCGACGCTGTCGGGCGAAGCGGGCGGCCTGGGCCCGGGCAGAAGCAAGCGCCACGCGCAGCTGACTATGGTCCCATGTTTGCGGCGCGTGTGGGCGGGGCTCCAGTTTTTCCATCATCATTCGGCACCTTCGGCTCGGTCGGTTGCGATGCGCCGAGATGAGCGCCCGGGCGGCAGGTGCGGCTAGTGCAGAGGGGTGCGCAGGGGTGCGCTGAGAGGAGCGCGCGATCACCGCACCCCCCTGAATTCCAATGCCTTCGTGCGCTCCATCGCCCCCTGGCGGCGATGGGGTGCGGCGCTGCTGGATCACCGCACCCCCCTGCCGCCGGAGGCGCTGGACTTCCCCTTGAGCGCGAACATAGAGTGAACGCGCTCTTTGCCCGCCACCTCCAATCGAGGGAATTTCGTCCTTTGCCGATCCCGATCGCCCACCGCCCAGAAGCGGCCCTGAACCCGCATGCCGACGCGCCGGCCATCCGCGCCGTCGCCGCTCAGGTCCGACGCCAGGTCCCGCGCGACTCGGACAGTCTCGCGCTCACGCTGCCGGCGCTGATCGATGCCTGCCGGTGTGTCGCAGCGGTTCCCGGGGTGGGGCCCCCGGGGCCGCCCCGGGGGGGGCCGCCCGCCCCCGGGGGCC